TGGCTTGTCACCCCGTCGTTTTTTTAAACATGGATTTTGAAAACGAGCAAAAAACGCCCGAAACCGAACCAGCCGGTTCACGGCAAAAGCCAGGGCGACCCAAAAAAGAGCGACCGCCTTTGGACGTCGAGGGAATCCCCGACGCGAACTTCGACGAGACGATCGCCAAGCACGAGAGCCTGGTCGTGCTCGCTCGCGAGAAGTACGAGCGGATGCTACGCGAGGGCGATGCCGAGGCTGGCCGCTATCAGGTCACTTATAACCAGAGTCTGAAGCAGGCTTGTGCGCTGCGTGAGGAACAAGAGCGCCGTGCAGAGGTTGCCCGCGAGACTATCCCGGCGATTGAAGCGCGCGAGGCGATGCTTCGTCTGGCTGGCCTGATCGTCGAGCGGCTTGACGCGCTAGGTTCTGAGTGTGGGGAGAACTGCAACCCGAAGGACCCGATCAAGGCCATCGGCGTGCTGACTGATTGGGCGAGAGACGCGCGGGAGAAAGTCGCCAGAGTGGCCGGAGTGTTCGAGGAGCCGAAGCCATGAACGCCGAGGAGCTGTTCCAGGAGGGACTGACTGTCGTAAGGCCATCGGCCTTGAGCGACCCGGTCGCGTACCTGAAGGAGAATGTTAAGAAGATTCCAGCTGGGGTCTTCGACGGCGGGTACAACCCAAAGCGCTGGCCGTGGATCGGTGAGGCCGTGCGGATTTTCAACGCGCCGACGACAAGCCGGATGTTCATGCCCTGGGCAATCGGCTGCGGAAAGACGCTGACCTTGAAACTGATTGCGACTTACCTGATGGCGAACCGCCGTGCGTCGATGGCTATCTACCTCGACTCGCAGGACAAGGCCAAGGGGTTCACGCTGAATGAGCTGCGGCCACTGTTCGAGCAGGTCGCGGATATCCGCTCGCAGATGAGCGCCGACGATAACGACAAGTCTGGGACGCTACGGTTTGCGGACGGCTGTTTGATTCACAACCGATCAGCCTCGACCGAGAAGCACCTGCAGAGTCTGCACGTCCGGTATGTCCTAGGCTCGGAAATCTGGCAATGGCCTAATGGGGCGATTGCTATGAGCATGAGCCGACTGAAGGCGGCGGCGTTCGCATCGAAGGCTGTGTACGAAAGCCAGCCAGGGGACATCGAAGGGCAAGGCGCTGAGTTCTGGAAGTTCTACCTGATGACCGACCAGAGGGAGTGGCACTTCGTCTGCCCGGTCGAGACGTGCCAGCATCGGCAACCGTTTTTGTGGGACTACATCAGATTTCCCGAAGGTGCTAAGGGGATTGACGGCTGGGACCTTGAGGCCGTGCAGAATGGCACGACCTATGAGTGCTCAAAGTGCAAGGTGCGGCTTGAGGACAACGACGAGGTACGGACAACCTGCAACGAGGTCGAGCGCGGCGCTGGGTTCTTCTCGACGGCCAAGGCCGAGAAGGCCGGGTATGTCGGGCTTCACGTCAACGCTCTGGCGTCTACGAGCTGGGGGTCTCTGGCGGTGGACATGATCAAGGCGAAGGAGGTCGCTGAGTTGGGTGACCTGACGCCCCGCAAAATATTTAAGACCCAGTATTTGGCACAGCCATGGAGTGACGACACCGCGTCAATGGTGGTCAGCACCGAGTCCTCTGACTACGCTATGGCAGACCCTTGGGAGGCCGTGGCCTACATCGGACCACGCGGCCAAATCGTGGACAAGGCCGACGCCCCTGATGGCTCGGTTAAGTTCCAGACGCTTTCGGTGGACTGTCAGGGCGACCACTTCTGGACAATCGTGCGCCAATGGAGCAGGACCGGGCACAGCCGACTGGTCTACTTTGGCAAAGTTAACAGCACTGATGGCCTGACTGAGTGGGGCGGTTTAGACGCCCTAGCGGTCAAGCACGGCGTCCACCCGCAGCTCGTCATGGTGGACTCTGGTGACGGCAACTCCACGCAGGAGGTCTACAAGCAGTGCGCCTCTCGCGGTTGGCAGTGTGCCAAGGGTTCGGGACAGGAGTATTTCAACGTCAAGACTAAGGCCGGTGACGCGGTGCGTCGGTTCTACAACACCCCGACCGCCATCCATGTGCCGGGCGTCCGCAACCCGACCTCTCTCATCGTGTGGTCTAACTTGTCTGGTAAGGACCTGTTCCACGGTATGCGCGCGCGCAAGGTGTTCACTTTCTCGCGTGATGCCCTGCCAGAGTATATCGATCAGCTGAACTCGGAGGTCAGGGTAAAGGATTCTGGTAAGCCAATCTGGCGACTTCGCCAGGGCGTGAAGCATAACCATGCCCTCGACTGTGAACTGCTGGGGATGCTCATCGCGGCACGATGGGGGCTGATTGGCAGGGACGAGCCTCAAACCTTACCCAATCCGCAATAGTATATGGCCCTCGGCATCTATGTCGGCGTACCCGAAGACGTCCTGCTGCAATACAAACAGGATGCCCTTGCCGACTTAGGCAAGGCTGTTACCTCGTATTCCGACTCTGGCACGAGCGTTAACAAGCAATTCGGAATGCCCCCGGCTACCCGAATCCTAGAGATTAACTACGCTTTATCACGTATCGACAGTTCACGTTATGGCGGTGCTCACACCTCCATCCAAGTCAACTGGGATAACCGCGTGGACCTCTAATGCCCCCCAAGAAATCAGCCAAGAAAACCAAGGCTCCTAAGAGTCAGCCTTCGGCATCCTACTCGCAGTTCGCGAGTACGACGCAGTCCGGCGCTCGCCGTATGCTGTTCATCGGCGGGGTGGCTGACCAGCGAACCGAGGTCAACTCTGCGACCCGGACGGCCATGATGGCGAAGTCCCGATGGGCTGTCCGTAATAGTCCCATCTACAAGCAGTGCGTGGACGAGGCTGTTTTAATCTCTGTCGGTGACGGCCTCATGGCTCAGTCCCTGGCTAAGAACCCGAACACCGCTGCGGCCTACGATAAGTATTTCCGCGACTGGTCTGTCCGTTGCGATCTGACCCGGCGCTACAACCTCGGTCAATTACAATCTATGTGGATGTCCGGGGCGATCATCGACGGTGATAGTTTTGGCATCCTGACTAACGACCCGCAGACCGGGGTTCCAGCCGTCCAGATTCTTGAGGCTCACCGCGTCGGCACTCCCCGCGATGCGTTCAATAACGCTAACGTAGACGGAGCCTATCTGGGAACCTTTGGTGAAATCACTGGCTGGAATGTCTATGTTGGCGACGCCAGCAAAGACCGTTACGTGCCTGCCTCGGCCATGCTCCAGATTATGGAGTACGACCGCCCCTCAGCTGTGCGCGGTTATGCCGTGCTTCAGTCGAGCCTCAACAGTGTGCAGGATCACCTGGAGGTCTTCGGCCTAGAGGTTAGGGCCGCTCGCACTGGGGCCGACCACACGTTAATCCTCAAAAAGCAAGGCGGGGTACTTCAAGACGACCCAGCCGCCAAGTTCTCCGGTGACGTTAATTCCTGCGAGAAGATTGCCAGCCAGATGGGCGGCAAGATGCTGGTGGTCGATACCAACGAGGACCTGACTCAGTTGGCTCAGACTCGCCCCTCGGCTGCTTGGATGGGCATGATGACCGCTATTGAGCGCGACATCGTCCGCCTGCTCCCTTACGAATATCAGGTGACCCCTGGCGTCCTCGGCGGCAGTTCAGTAAGACTGGTCGCCGGGCGTGTGTCACGATGGGCCGGAAAATGGCAATCCATTCTCATCGATTCTCTCGACCGCGTTTACGACTTCGTCATCGCTGACGGTATCGCGAAGGGCAAGATTCCCGATGACCCGGACTTCAACCGCAAGACGTGGATCACGCCCCGCGACATCACCGTGGACGCTGGCCGCGAAGCCTCGCAAGACCGTGCCGACCTGCAGATGGGTCTGACCACCGCTGGTTCTATCCTCGGCAAGAAGGGCATGACCTTCGACGATACGCTGGAAGCCTTGGCAGTCGAAGCTGAGAAGCGCGTCCAGAAAGCCAAGGACCGTGGCCTCCCGCTTTGGATGCTCTACCAATCGCAGTTCAACTGGCTTCAGCAGGGCCAGACGTCCAGCCAGACGCCCGACGCGGTGGCTGATAACCTCGACCTACCTCCTCCCCCCTCTACCCCATGAAGTGTATCATTGATGGCCTGTCCGGTGAACCGATGCTCTGCGACCCGATCAAGGCCGCGAACCATCTGAAGTATGCCGAGAAGTACGGCGTTATCGACGGCGTGCTCGATATGTTCTTCAACCCTGTCGTGAAGCCTTACGTTACCCAGGGCGGGACCGGAGTCGTGCAGGTGCAGGGCTTCCTTGCCATGGGCCTGACCAAGTTCGACAAGATGACCGGAGCCTCGGACATGGGCGACATAAGCGACGCCATCGACGAGATGCTTGCCAACCCTGCCGTCAAGCGCATCGCCTTTGAGATTGATTCGCCCGGTGGCACGGTGGTCGGTACTCCCGAACTGGCCGACAAGATTGCCAGCATCCCTCTGCCGACGATGTCCTATGCTCGTAAGCTGATGGCCTCCGGCGCTTACTATACCGGAAGTCAGGCTGACTACGTTTATGCCAGCCCCTCGGCTGTCGTGGGTTCTATCGGCGTGATCGCCGTGGATGAGTCCTACGAAGAAGCCTTCAAGAACATGGGCATCAAGGTCGAGGTGTTCCGCTCTGGTAAATACAAGGCCCCGAACATTGCAGGCGAAGGCTATACCGAAGAGATGCGCGAGATGGAAAACGATACCATCGAAGCCATGCATGAAGAGTTCAAGCAGACCGTACTCCGTAAGCGCTCGATGGCGAGCCGCGACGACATGGAAGGCCAAGTGTTCACTGGCCGCGAAGCCGCCAACAAGAACCTGATCACCGGCCTTGCCTCATCCTTTGCCGAAGCCCTCGTGGCTTTCGAGCAAGACGCATAACCTTACCCACCCCGCAATAGTATATGACCATCGAAGAACGCTTCAAGGCCGCCGAGGCCGCTGTCGTCTCCCTTACCGCTGAACGCGACGACCTCCGCAAGACGGTCGAAGCCTCTGTCGTTGACGTGTCCGCTGAACTCGAAGCCCTCAAGGTCGAGTCCGCTGCCCACGCCCAGAAGGTTCAGGAGCTGGAAGCCGAACTTGCCGCCGCCAACGCTAAGAACGCCGAGCTGGAAGCCTCCAAGGCTACCGCATCCATCGAAGCCGCGAACATCCTCGCCTCTTCTGGTGTCGCTCCTGTCGCCGCCCCGGTCGCCCAGGCTGCCGTCGGTTCCATCGTCGAGCAGTATGCCGCGATGCCTGTCGGTGCTGAACGCCGCGCCTTCTTCAAGAAGCACAAGGCTGTCCTCTTTTCCGCTAAATAATCTCTACCCCCAAATATAACACATCATGGCTAACACCATCAACAGCGCTCTGATCGTCGACACCGTCGCCGAACTCAGCCTCACGTCCCTCTCGAACCGCCTCGCCGGCCTCGCTAACTTCTCCTCCGACTTCTCGTCTGATGTGAAGCGCCCGATGGACGTCGTTCAGGTGGCTCTCTCCACCGCTGGCAGCACCACGCTGACCAACCCGACCTCGTTCAACAGCATCGGCGCGTCCACCCTCGGTGCGACTGCCGTCACGATGGCCCACCTCTACCAGCCGTTCGGTCTCTCCTACGCTGACATCCAGAACGGCATCCGTCTGGAGAAGATTCTGAAGATCAACATGGACAAGCTGGCCGACTCCATCTGGGCCGCCGCCACCCCTCCTATCACGGTTGCTAACTTCGGCGCAGCCACCGTCACCGGTGCTGACTCGACTGTTACCCCTGGCTCTGCTCAGCTCCGCGCTCTCTGGGCTGGCGTCTCCAAGGCTGGTCGCAAGACCCTGATCGTGAACCCGGGCATTTACTCCCAGCTTATCCCGACCTCCACGACTGGCCTGCCTCTCTCGGCTGGTGCTTACGGTTTCGACGGTGGCGTTTTCTACGCTAACCTCTTCCCCTCTGAGGCCAACCTCTCTGGTTTCGCCTGCAGTTC